TGTAGACCTTCCCCGTCACAAGCTTGATCTGGATGTCGTGGACGTAGCGCTTCGAGCCGAGTCCCGCGGTGTTCGCCTGCGTGAGGTCGAAGCGAATGTCGCCGTCCGTTCCGGCCCCACCGGCTTCCATGACCTGCCCCGTCCCTGGAACGTCCGTCACCGTGATGCGCTTCTGAAGCTTCGCCTCGTCGTCCCGCTGGTTGTGGTGGCGCTTCACTGTAAGCCACGCGACGACGATCGCCGCGGGCAGATCCCTCACCGTGCGGCGGATCTCCAGGTCATCCCCCTCCACGAACCCGGTGATCTCGACGGCGAGGTCCGACATCAGTTCATCCTCCCGGCAACGCAGGTTCTCTCGTGCGCCCAGGAGACAGCCCGGGCAGCCGCATATGCGGGTTTGGCCGAGCGTGTCCCGGAGTGCCGCGCCACCGGCTCGACGTAGACGGCGACCAGCCGACATCTGACGAACCCTCTCCCGGTCGCCGTGGCAGACGCACAGATGTTCTCCACGATCCCATGGCAGAAGGCCGTGCCCCGCCCCGTGGCCAAGCTCGACCCTGCCACCGCCACGACGGCGACGGCCTGGGCGGTTCCGCTGCCTGTGACCGCGCCGGAGCCGGCGGAGGTCACCGTCGCGTCCGCCTGGCTCGTGCCGCTCCCTACTGCGGTTGCCGATCCGGAAGTCGTCACCGTGGCGGTCGCGGACGCCGTCCCACGCCCTGTCGCCGTGGCCGTGGGAACCTGATACGTGACCCGGAGCCGGCACTTCGCCTTGGAGGAGTTGAAGTCCGTCGACCAGTAGGAATCGCCACCACCCTGGATGCTGTCGTCCCAGACCTTGATGTCGGTGTCACCGCCCAGGTTGACGTAGGGCTCAGGGCCGTTGCCGTTCTGATCGAGGTCCAACCAGGTGTTATCATCCGGCTTCGAGCCTGTAAGGGTGACCATCAATGTCCCGGCGTTGAACTCCGTGGCGTTTCCATCGAGGGCGACGCCGATGAACGTGCCGATCGAGAACTTCAGCCGGTAGATCTCCGGCATCTCCTCGAGCTGGAGCGTACTCATCCAGATCAGGAACTCGACCTTCGTGACCTGGGCGTGGTCCGGAATGCTAGAGGTGTCGAAGTTGAAGAACGCTCGCCAGGTCGTCCCTGCAATCGTGTCCCGGCCCGTTTGACAGCTCGCCCAACCGGTCGCGGCCACGTAGGAAGAGGGCGGGGTGAAAGTGATACCCCCGCTCTTTCCATCTACGAAGGGGAACGAGACGACGCTGATCATGGCACTGATCCCTGCGGGGTCAGCCTCAGCGCCTCAGGGATTACCAAGGCGCCGTGCTGATGCGCCCGACTACTCCATCCGAAGCTTCAGAGCCCCGGCCGCGATCTTGAACACGCCGCCCGTGCCCACGACCTGCGCCTCGTCCAGGGCACCGTGGTGGAGCAGGTTGCCGCCGGTCGCCGCGTCCTTGGCCCCGAAGTGCGTGATCGTTCCCCAGGGCGCCAGAGCCGCTGGGAAGTCGATGTCGTCAGCGTTCGTCACCATCTTGCCGACACCGTCGGTCACCGCGAGGTTGAACCTGGGGGCGCCACCGCCGTTGGGGTTCACGAGCACGCGCGCGTAGCCCGCGCCCGAGACCTCGGTTCCCACGTCCGCGTCGGTGGGGGCGGACGTGTAGAGGGCGATGTAAACGCCCGAGGGCGGCGTGAAGGCGACCCCGTTGTAGGTGTGGTCCAGGTACTTCGCCTCGAGATAGTCGGACAGTGCACTCACGGCTCTCTTCCTCCCTCGGCCCTCTCACGGGCCGCATCTGGGTTCAGCGTGTCAGGGCCGGCACCCGGTCGCGGAGACGGTTCCTGCCAGTTGCCACGCCGGCCTTGCTGCCATTGCCGTTCTCGCCGGAGCTCTCGTTATCCGGCGGTTCGTCCTCCTCGACCTCCGGCTTGGAGGCCTCCTGCGGAGCCTCGGCGGAGATCGACAGCCCGTACTCCTTCGCCAGGGCCTCTTCCCGGGCGAGCTCCGCAAAGACGTCTTCGAGGTCCTCGCCCTTCTCGGCCAAGAAACCGGTCCGCGTGCCGAGCCCGTTCTGGATCGAGATGACGGCCGCCTTCGCCTCCTNCTCCGGGTCGATCCACTGCCAGCCGCGGGGACGGTGGCGAACGGCCATATATCGGGAGGGATCGCGAGAGGTCAGCTTGAGCGTCCCAGTGAGGAGCGCCATGCCGAGCCAGGCCGAGTAGAGCGGCCGGCGCCACAGGTCGATGAAGTCCTGTTGGATCGAGCGCCAGTCGTCGCGTTCCACCAATGCGAAGCTGCGCATCGTTGAGTAGCTGACACCCTCGGCGTCGTTCGCGAGCACGTTGTAGAAGACGTTGAACCCCGAAGCGATCTTCCGGAGCATCTGCTTGATGAACGCGGGGAACTGCGCGGTGGGGTGCTCGGGTTCCCACGCCTTGAACTCGTAGCCATCCGGGACGATCTCGAAAGTCCCGGGGTTGGCCTCCATCGTGGCGGGCTTCTGCTCGCTCGCAAGGTCCCCGGCAACCGAGTCGGTCCGCTTCTCGAAGAGGCCCATCTTCGAGGCTCCGATCCGCGCGGCCACGGCCTCGCTCTCCTCATAGGCGTTCAGCATGTGGGCGGGGACCATGACCGAATGAACCCAGGTGACCCCGCGGGTCTGGTTCACCCGCTCCGGGTCGTAGAGGTGAAGCATCTCAGAGGCGGGGACGAAGTAGCGTTCCCGCATGAGATCGATCCCCGCCGCGCTCCACACCCAGTAGCCGACCGGGCGCCCGATGGCGTCGATCTCGACCCCCATCCGGATCTCGTTTTCGCTCCCCCGTCGCGGGCGGTTGAACGTCTCGTCGATCAGGTCTGCATCGATCGCCTGCAGCGCGAGGCCGTACTTATTCCCTTCGAACCCGCGCCAGAGGCGGACGAATGCTTCCCCGTCGCAGGCCATGGTCTTCATGATCAGCTTCTCGAAGCGGCGCAGAGTCAGTCGACCGTCGACCGTGATGGGCGCGAGCGCCCAGTCGTTCCATGCGGCCTCGATGGCAGCGTTCGCCTTGACGTCGGGCTCCTCCCCGAGCCAGACCTGCGCCTGAAGCTTGATCCCCATGGGGCCGATGACGTTGTTCGCCAGCAGCCGGAAGTAGCGTTTGACGTAGCTGTTGTTGCGGCCGAGTTCGCGCGCCCGGGCACGCAGGAGTCGGAGGTCGCCGCGGATCTCCTCGTCCGCGGAGCGGGCTTGCGCGATCCAGTCGAGGAGCAGCCGGTGGACGCCTGCCCCGTCGAAGACGCTCCGCGAGCCCCGGATCTCCGCCCAGGCCAGTCGGAACGCCCGGGCCAGGCGTCGGTGAAGCGGTCGCCGATTCATCGATCGAACCCGGGGCCAGTGAACGAGACCAGCACTGGCCGCGTCACGAAGTCCGGGGTCTTGAGCCGCGCGAGGCGTGACTCGAAGGTGGCCAGAAGCGCCACGGCCTCCTTGACTGGGATCTTGGAGACGGCGCGCCCTGCGATCTGGTAGCTCTCCATCCCTGCGGGAAGCCGTCCCTCGATGTGGGCCTTGAGGGCGGCAACAGCCCGCTCTACCCATGCCTGCTCGCTTCCCTCGGTAGCCTCGGCGAGATTCGGAAGAACGGTGACCATGCCCGAGGCGACCTCATAGATTTCGCCGTCCTTCGATACGCGCTCCACCCACTTGTAGTGCCCCGGCGTGAACGCGCCGGCCGTGTCCTCGGCGGCGATCGTCAGAACGAAGTCGTCGCCATCCGCGGCGCCCGTCTTGGCGAGGACGCTCGCGCCGGCTAGATAGAGCGTCAGCGTCCAGCCGGCGCCGGCGGGGTGGTCGCTGAATCGCCTGCGGTACTTGACGGTCGTGCCCGCGGCGAACGATTCAGGAAGTGCGGAGAACTCCTGTGCCATGCGACCACGCTGCCACCTGGCGGAAGGCTCGACCAATCTAAATGACATTTAGATTGGTCGCGTTTCTCCGAATGCGGCATCACTGGTGCCATGAGCACGGAAGTCGCACGCGGACCCGCGACCACCCGCACCGTCAAAGTGCCGCGGATCCAGTATCGGAACTTCGAGGTGGAGATCGAGCCTCGCGCCGACGGCGGAGAGGGCGCGGTCCGCCTCTATCCCGTTTCGTTCTCGAGCGAAGCCCCTGTGCGTCGTTTCTCCTGGGACACGTGGGAGGACTACGACGAGGTCCTCTCCCACGCGCCCGGCGACATCGACCTCTCTCGAGCGAAGAACGGCCTCCCGCTCATCAAGTCCCACCAGCGGCTCCTGCACTTCGGCTCGGTGACCGACGTTTCGCTCGACGAGAAGCGGAAGCGCCTGCGCGGCATGGCGAGCTTCTCCTCGATCCCATTGGGGCAAGAGCAGGAAACGATGCTCCGCGAAGGACACATCCAGACCGTGTCGGTCGGTTACCAGGTCCTCTCGATGGAGCTCGTGTCGAAGGACAACAAGACCGGCATCGCCACCTACCGCTGCCGCTGGATGCCTTACGAGGTCTCCACCGAGCCCATTCCCGCCGACTACAAGGTCGGCTTCGGCCGCACGCGGGCGGAAGCCCGCGCCGGGGCCGGAGACATCGACCTGGTCGAGTTCACGATCGAGGAGCCCGCCATAGAAGGAGAACGCACGATGAGTGTCGAAGCAGGAACCCCGCCCGCCGCGGTCACGCCGCCCGCGAAGGGCACCGAGACCCCGGCGACGCCGGCGGCGGCTCCGCCGGCACCGGTCGACGTCCGCGATCGCGGCGCCGATGCCGCCGAGATCATGGAGATGGCTCAGGTCCATGGCGTGACCGACCGGGCGGCCGGATGGATCCGCCAGGGCCTCACGCCCGACCAGGTCTCGCGCGAGATCCTGAAAGCGGTGCGCACCCACGGGCCCGCGCAACCTTCGGCGGAATCGCTTGCCGCGATGCCGGCCAAAGACCGCAAGCGGTACTCGGTCCACCGCGCGATCCGGATGCAGGCCGAGATCATGGACGGCAAGCGCAGCCGCTACGACGGCCTCGAGGCCGAGATCCACGAAGAGATGGCCAAGCACCGGACCGGCGCCGACCACGGTGGGATTCTGGTCCCGTGGCGGCTCCGCGACGAGGACGCGGGCCAGGAACGTGTCCTCGGCACGACCCAGCCGACCGGCGGTGCCACGCTCGTCGGGCAGCAGGTCATGCCCGACATGATCGACCTGCTCCGCAACCGAGCACTCGTCCTCATCGCCGGGGCGCGGCTCTACCCGGGTCTCCAGGGCGTCGTCTACTTCAACAAGAAGACCGGGGCTCCCTCCGTCACGTGGATGGAGGAGAACCCGCCCGCGGACGCGCCGCAGTCCGAGCCCGCCTACGGCTACGTCTCGCTCTCGCCGAAGACGCTCATCGGCCAGGTGCAGATCCCGCGGCAGCTCCTCGTCATGTCCTCGATCGACGTCGAGGCGGACGTGCGCAGCGACCTCGCGATCGGCCACGGCCTGGCCCTTGATCTCGGAGCGCTGCACGGCAAGGGCACCGACAAGCAGCCAGTCGGGATCTACTCCGCGGCCGACGTGCTCTCGCATGCGGTCGGCGGCGTGCCGGACCTCGAGGACATCACCACGATGCCGGCACTCGTGGCCGACAAGAACGCGGACCTCGGTTCGCTCTCATGGATGACCACGCCGCTCATGGCGGGTGTGCTCAAGCGAACGCCGCTCGTCACCGGTTACCCGGTCTTCCTCTGGAGCGGCACGTACCGTGAGGGCGAGCTCGGCGGTTATCCCGCCCGGACCACGAACCAGATCTCGNAGNNGCNCGGCGCCGGCGGCAACGAGCACGGCCTCATCTTCGCCAACTGGCAGGACCTGCTCGTCGGCATGTGGGGCAACGACCTCGAGATCGTGGTCGACGTCCTCACCAAGGCGGCGCGCGGCCAGATCCTCATCACGAGCTACTCGATGGGCGACACCGCGGTTCGCCGGGGCGAGTCGTTCGTCAAGGGCACGGGCGCCACGCTCTCGTAATCGGCACCAAGGGAAGGAACGATGCCGGACCAGACGCTCACGATCGAGATCACGACGGGCCACTGCCTGGGGGGCGAAGGCAACGNCGTCTACCCGGGCCAGGTCCTCGTGGCCCCGAAGGATCTGTCGATCGCCGAGGCCCGGAAGAAGGTCAGGATGGGCTACGCCCGCGTGATCCCGAACTCGCGCGGGGCGGTCGCGCCGCTTGGAGCGGGTCCGGATGGCACGGAGACTCCCGGACCCCCTGTCATCAACCACCAGGATCCGGCCCTCGAGAGCCGAGACCCTGTCATCGAAGAAGCGCCGGAGGCGGCGCGCAGAGGCCGGTCCAGGACCGGCGGGAGGTAGATCGGATGACTCACCTGCTCAACGCCCTGGCCCAGGCGGTCGGGCTCGTGCTCGCCGCGGCGGCACGGCGCACCTCCACTCTCACGGGTACGGGGATCGATGTCCTGGCCTACGAGGGAGTCGCGCTCGTCGTGCTCAACGCCTCCGCGGGTACGGGGACAAACCCGACGCTCGACGTGAAGCTCCAGCACTCCGACGACGACTCGACCTACGCCGACGTGACCGGCGGGACTTTCACGCAAGTGACCGATGTCGCTGGCTCGGCCGGCGTTCAGGTCAAGAGGATCAACGTCTCGGATCTCAAGCGCTACGTGCGGGTCATCGGCACGATCGCCGGCACCACGCCGTCGTTCGACTTCGCGGTGGAGTTCGTCGGGATCAAGAAGGCGAGCTGATGGGCTTCCTCGGAGGATCGGACATCCCGGAAGCGCTGGCCGATCTGGCGCTGGTGGGCGGCACGGTCGCGGTCACGCTGGGTGAGACCACCGTGACCGGCATGCTTGATCGCGAGGCCGTCGAGGTGCTCGTGGACGAGATGCCCGGAGCGGTCTCCGAAGACGAAGTCGTGCACGTCCAGACCGGGACGCTCCCCGCTCTCACGTCCGGCGTAGCGATCACGGTGAGTGGCTTCCCGTACGTGGTGCAGAAGGCGCTCCCTTACGGCGACGGCGCGATGACGCGCATCGTCCTGAGGAAGCCATGAGCACGATCCGCGAGCAGATCGTGGCGGCCGCCGTGACGGCACTCGCCACCGGCACACCGCCGGGCCTGCCCGCTCCCGTGAGGACGCGCCTCGACTCCCCCAGCGCGCATCAGCTCCCGGCGCTCACGGTCTACCAGGCGGCCGAGACGGTCGAGACGATGCGGGACTTCAAGGCAGGCGGCGCGAGCCGCGGACCGATCGTGCGGCGATCGCTTCTCCTCAACGTCGAGGTCCTGACCAAGGCCAGTGCCGGTGAGGAGCCCGACAAGGCGGCCGACCCGATCCTCGCCTGGGCCACGAAGGCGCTTGGCGCCGTCGGAACCTTCAACGGGCTTGCGAATCATCCCGCAGACGAGGTCGGCACCAAGTTCGAGTACGAGCAGGCGGAAACGTCGTTCTGCCGCTCGACGATGACTTTTCGAATCCAGTACCAGTCCCGCGCGGACGACGCGGAGCAGGTCGCATAGGAGGACGCGATGCCCGAGGTCGTGAACGGCAACAACATCTTGCTCGGCCGGGGCAAGATCTACTTCGATCGCTTCGACGCGACCGGCGCAAAAACGGGCGAACTCTTCCTCGGCAACTGCCCGACCTTCGAGATCACCCCCACCTCCGAGGACATCAAGAAGTACTCGAGCGCGGACAAGGCCGCGGATCTCATCGCCTCGGACGTGCTGAGGACCACGCTCGCGCTGCGGATCGTGGGCGATGAGTTCTCGAAGGAGAACCTCGCGATGGCGCTCTTCGGAGACACTTCGACGCTCTCGCAGACGGGCTCCTCGGTCACGAACGAGGGCGTAGCGAACGTCCTCCAGGGCCGCTACTACGCGCTCTCCAAGCGCCAGGTCAGCTCCGTCACAGTGACCGGACCGAGCGGCACGCCAGTGTACGTGGCCGACACCGACTACAAGGTCGACGCGGTCACCGGCCGCATCTACATCGTCGAGGGAGGCGCCATCACCGACGGCTCTGACATCGAGGTCGACTTCACCTACGCGACGATCGCGCTCCCAACCGTGCGCGGCATGAACCAGACCTCGGTCAAAGGCTACCTGCGCTTCATCGGCGATCCGGCCCGGGGCCCCAAGTACGAGTGCGAGATCTGGCGTGCCTCCGTCCGCGCCGACGGCGCGATCGGGTTCATTTCGGACGAGTACTCGAGCTTCACCCTCACCGGCGACATCGAGTCCGACGCCGTGAACCACTCGAACGAGCCGCACTACCGGCTCATCAAGGTCGCGTGATGACGGAGACACGGGAGAAGCACGTCCTCGGCGGCCGGACCTTCTTCACGCTCCGGGAGTCGACCGTCGAGCAGGACTTCCACTTCCTGGCCCTCGTCAAGCGGGCCCGGATCGATGAGATCACGCTCGCTCCTGGTGAGAGCCCCGAGGCTTTCGCGCGGCGGCTCCTCGAGGCGACGGTCGAGAGCGGAGCGATCCTCGATCTCCTCGGGTGCCTCCTGGTCCCGGAGGAGTCCGCTCCCCGGGACCGGGACCCCGGGGAGGCGTGGACGAGGGTGATGGGCGATGAGACCGCGCGCTTCCTCGGCCGCCTCCGCGATCCCGCGGACAAGGCGAAGATCCGGAGCCTCGTGCTCTCGCTCCTCGTCTCTTTTTTCGAGAGCGGGATCGTCTCTTTGTGGACTTCGACGACGTCCTCCGGCGAGACGGTCCCGAACACGACACTGACACCAGCGAGCCCGGGCGTTACGGACCCTGGACCGAGCTCGTCCTGGAGCTCGCCGACGGCGACCACGATCGAGCCGAGCGGATCGTTCGCTGGCCTCTCCGAGCGGCTCTCAGCGCCTACGGCCGGCGGATGAGAGCCCTCGCGCTGGAAGACTACCGGCATCGGCTGCTCTGCTGGTGCATGACGGCGCCGCACGCTGCGAAGGGGTCTCGGACGAATCCGCCGGCGCTACCGGAGATCCTGAGAGGACGACCGCGGGATGGCCACTCCTGATGTCCGTGTCCGGCTCTCCGCCGAGGGCGTCGCCGAAGTCGTCGCGGCCCTGAAGAAGGTCCAGGCCGAGTCCGAGAAGACTGCGGGAAAGCAGTCCCGCGGGTTCCTCGGCTTGAACCGCATCCTCGGCTCGACTTCCTCCCTCCTCGGCGGTCTCGGCATCGCGCTCGGCGTGCATCAGTTCCAACAGTGGATCCGCTCCTCCGTCGAGGCGGCCGACCGGACCCTCGAGCTCAGCCAGGCGGTCGGCTCCTCGACCGAGCACCTCTCCGCTCTCCACTTGGTCTCGCGCACGGCCGGCGTGGGCCTCGATCAGATGGGCCAGGCGCTCGCCAAGCAGAACAAGTTCATCGGCGAGGCGAACGAGGGGAACGCGAAAGCGGTCGCGACGCTGCGCGACCTCGGGCTCACGCTCCGCGACTTCAAGGGGAAGGACTCTGTCCAGGCTTTCGAGCTGATCGCCGAGCGGATCGCCGCGCTCCCCTCCCCGATCCAGAAGACGCAACTGGCGATGGACCTCTTCGGGCGCTCGGGCGCGAACCTGATCCCGACGATGAACGCCCTCGCGGATGAGGGCCTCGAGCGAGTCGTCGAACGGGCCCGCGAGCTGGGGGTCTTGATCGACACCCGGCTCGCTCAGGCCGCGGATCAGTTGAACGATGACTTCGAGCTCCTGAAGGCGCAGTCGGAGGGTCTCGGCACCCGGCTGGCTGCCGGCCTGGTCCCGCAACTATCCCAGGCGCTGCAAATCATGAGCGGCGACCTGAAGCAGACCACCGAGGCGTGGGAGAGATTCGGGCAAGGGATCGGGTTCGTGCTCAAGTTCATCGTGGCAGTCGTCTCGTCGGCGTTCGATGTGGTGGGTACAGCGCTCTCGTTTGTGATGATGCGGATCGATTCGAGCGTGCGGGCGGCCTGGGCTCTGCTGCATGGCAACCTCGACGAGGCCAAGACCTACCTCAAGACCGCCGGCGAAGCGATCAGCGCCGAGCAGACCGCGCTCGTCGAGCGCCTGAAGGCCCGGTTCGAGCTGACCATCGCCACGCCGACCAAGCCCACCGCGCGGCCGGAGTCTCCCGCAGGGGACGTCCCCGAAGACCCCGCTGCGTTGGCAGCCAAGCGCGCACAGGCGATGCAGGCCTCCCTCGACCGCGAG